GAAAAGATAATCCCAAAGCCCGTAAATCATTCCGTGCAAGACATAAATGCGACACGGCTAAAAGTAAACTAACGGCCCGTTATTGGTCATGTAAAAAATGGTAAGGAGAATATTATGCCAAATGTAGGCGGTAAGAAATTTAGTTATGACGCTAAAGGTAAGGCAGCAGCTAAGGCTGAAGCCAAGAAGACCGGCAAGCCTATGACTAAGAAGGCTGGTTATATGAAGGGTGGCATGGCTGCTAAAAAGAAAATGTCTAAAGGCGGCATGGCTGCTAAGAAAAAAAAGTAGCTTATATGTCATTAGTTAAAAACATGAATGCCCGTAAAAAGGCTGGAACTTCTCGCTCCAAAAAGAAAAGTACCGTAAGCGCTAAGGCGTATAAGGACATGAAGGCTGGATGGCCCAAGAAAAAGGCTAAGAAATAATGCCAGATGAAAAGGTCTATACTGATAAGCAAAATGCTTTTTTAGAAGCTTTAATGATGAAAGAGACTAGGGGGAGTATCCGTAAGGCTATGGACGTAGCTGGATATTCTAAAACTACCTCTATTAATTCTATGGTTGAGTCCCTTGGGACGGAAATCCATGACAGGGCTAATAAGATACTCCAAATGAATGCACCGAAAGCTGCTTGGGGTATGGTTGATGTTCTGGATGATCCAAGTGCGATGGGAGCTAGGAACTCTATAGCTGCGGCTGCACAGATCATGGATAGAACTGGCCTTGTTAAAAAAGAGCAGGTTGAAGTTAAAAATACAGGCGGTGCGATGTTTATTCTACCACCGAAGAATGAAGATTGAGCATCTGGTTAAACAGAACACGGCCTAATAAGACTGCAAAGATACCGTATGCGTACAAGCAGTCTGAAGATGATCCTTTAATATTAGTAGCTGATGAAAAGAAGGCAGCCTTAGTAGAAGAGGCTATGGACTATCTTGAGGAAGGTCATTCTACTCGTAAGACGGCTGAATGGTTAAGTACTAAGACCGGAGACAAGATAAGTCATCAGGGATTAATACATATTTGGAAGACACGGCGAGGGAAGGATAGTGAGAAACCTTCTAAGCGGCTTAAAGAGTTAGCTAAAAGCAATCGTAAGAGAAAGCCAAAAACTCCTGAAGATAAGAAGATTAGCGCAGCTAAACGTAAACAGACAGACGCTAAACGTAGATTAACTCTAGCAAAGAAGAAGCTTGAAGCTTTAACTCCTACTGAAGAACTTAGTACTGCAAACCTTGATTTCTCTGTAATTGAAAGCGAGAAAAAGAAGAGGGATGTAATGTTCTCTCCTAATCCAGGGCCTCAGACAGAGTTCCTTGCTTCTTCTGAACGAGAGGTACTTTATGGGGGCGCAGGAGGTGGTGGAAAAACTTATGCCTTAATAGCCGATGCTATGAGGTACTTTGAAAACCCTAACTTTAATGGGCTTATTCTTCGTAGAAGCACTGATGAATTAAGAGAAATTGTTTGGAAAACTCAGGAATTATACCCAAAGATATTTAAGGGTGCTAAATGGGGCGAAAAGAAGTCCCAGTGGACATTCCCAAGTGGTGCAAAGCTATGGCTTACCTACCTTGAGAGAGATCAGGACGTTTTACGTTACCAAGGTCAGGCTTTTAGTTACATAGCCTTCGACGAACTAACTCAATACCCCACTCAGTTCGCGTGGAATTATATGAGGAGTCGCTTGAGAACCACTGATCCTGACCTTCCAACCTACATGAGGGCTACTACAAACCCTGGTGGTGTAGGACATGGTTGGGTTAAGCGTATGTTTATAGACCCAGCTCCAGAGAATACTAAATTTGTAGCTCAAGACTTAGATACTGGCGATGATTTGGTATATCCAGACAGCCATGAGAAGGCTGGAGAGCCTTTATTCTATCGTAGGTTTATTCCAGCTAAGTTACAGGATAATCCCTATCTCATGGAGGGCGGCCAATACGAGGCTAACCTTCTATCTCTTCCAGAAATGCAGCGCAGACAGCTACTTGAAGGCGATTGGACAATCTCTGATGGAGCTGCGTTCTCAGAATTTAGGTTAAATACTCATGTTGTTGAGCCTTTTGATATCCCAGATAGTTGGCGTAGATTTAGATCATGCGACTATGGATATAGTTCATACAGTGCAGTTCACTGGTTTGCTATTGATCCTAATTTTAGCACCTTAATTAATTATCGTGAGTTATATTTAACAAAGCATACGGGCAGGGACTTGGCTAAAGCTGTTATGGCGGCTGAAGAAGGTGAACGTATAGATTACGGGGTCTTAGACTCAAGCTGTTGGCACAATAGAGGACAATTGGGGCCATCAATAGCTGAGGAAATGATCTCTCAAGGCTGTAGATGGCGACCTAGCGATAGAACTAATGGTGCTAGAATAGCTGGAAAGAACCGTTTTCATGAGGTTTTAAAGGTAGATGAGGTTACAGGAGTGCCTGGCCTTCAATTTTTCAATACTTGCAGACAAATTATAGCAGATTTACCAGTTATACCTGCTGATCCCAGAGGCTCTGATGATATTGATCCCAGATATGCCACTGACCATGCTTACGACAGCGTTAGATACGCCGTTATGAGCAGACCTAGAGCGTTTTCTCCCTTTGATACGGGAAGAGGCATACCACAACAAGTTTGGCAACCTGCTGACGCAACCTTTGGATATTAAATATGGCTTTAATGAATAAACCTCTACCAGATGACGTTACAGATACTGACGTTGCAGTGCCTTTAGCCGAAGATGGGGACGTAGAAGCGGAAAATCTTAGTTATTCTGGTGCAGTTGCCTTTATAAAAGGTCAATATAGACGATCTAAAGACGCTAGAGTGGTTGATGAGGAGCGTTGGTTAGACGCATATCGCAATTATAGAGGGCTATACTCTAGTGAAGTGCAGTTTACGGAGACTGAAAAGTCAAAAGCCTTTATAAAAGTTACTAAAACCAAGGTATTAGCGGCCTATGCTCAAGTAGTAGACGTATTATTCGCCGGAAGTAAGTTTCCAATCGGTATTGAGTCCCGACAATTCCCAAATAACACAGTTGATGCAGTAAGTTTCAATCCAAATGCCTTAACTGAGGAAAATATCAAAGAAAAAGCCGGTGTAGACTATAAACCTAAGCGATCTATAGCTCGACCAGACATTGCAAGGGATTTAGGGATATATGCGGACGATTTAAAGGAAGTTGAAGATGAATTAGAGCTTGGGGTAGGTAAAACAGCAGAGTCTATTACCTATGAACCGGCAAAACGTGCAGCACAGAAGATGGAAAAGATGATGCACGACCAATTAGACGAAACTGATGCCCCAAAACACCTTAGATCGATAGCTTTTGAGTGCTGTCTCTTTGGAACAGGCGTATTTAAGGGGCCATTTGCCCAAGATAAGGAATATCCGCGCTGGGATAGCGAAGGAAACTACGATCCACTCTTTGAAACCATTCCAAAAATGGAATATGTAAGTATTTGGGACTTTTATCCTGATCCAGATGCCCGAAATATGTGAATCTGAATTTTCTATTCAAAGACACCGTTTAAACCGTACGCAATTGCGTACGTTAAAGAAAAGACCTCATTTTAGGTCAGAAAGCATAGAATTAGCCTTAGAATACGGCGCTGACTACCAAAGAGAGTACTGGGAGGACGCTTTAGAGGACGATTCCATTGCATCTGACATCGAAAGATACGAAGTTCTTGAATATTGGGGCGTTTTAGACACCGAATTAGCTGAACAAGCTGATATCAAAATACCTAAGAAATTAGCTAAACAAGACGAAATTCAGGTCAATATATGGGTNTGNAACGGTCAAATACTGCGTTTAGTGCTAAATCCGTTCACTCCAAGCCGTATTCCATACCTTGCAGTGCCGTATGAGCTAAATCCGTACTCTTTCTTCGGCATTGGTGTTGCAGAGAACATGACAGACACACAACTGCTCATGAACGGCTTTATGCGTATGGCTGTAGACAATGGCGCGTTATCTGGCAACTTATTGATAGAGGTAGATGAAACCAACCTAGTTCCTGGACAAGATATGTCTGTGTACCCAGGCAAAGTCTTTAGAAGACAGGCTGGTGCGCCTGGACAGGCCATCTTTGGCACAAAGTTCCCGAATGTCAGCCAAGAGCTACTTATGATGTTTGATAAGAGCCGACAGCTTGCAGATGAAGCTACAGGCATACCCTCCTATACTCACGGCTCAGGTGCTGTTGGTGGAGTAGGGCGTACAGCTTCAGGTATGTCTATGCTAATGGGTGCTGCTGCACAAAATATCAAAGCAGTGGTTCGTAACATCGATGACTACCTGTTATCGCCCCTTGGTAAAAGTTTGTTTGCATTTAATATGCAGTTTAACTTCGACAAAGAATTTATTGGTGACTTAGAAGTNAAAGCGCGTGGCACAGAAAGCCTTATGCGTAATGAAGTGCGTAGCCAACGACTGCTACAGTTTATGCAGATGACCGGTAATCCACAGATGGCTCCGTTTGTTAAGTATGATTATATCTTACGCGAGTTAGCCTCTTCAATGGACTTGGATGAAGATAAAATCCTAAACGATCCACGCGAAGCTGCTATCCAACAAAAGATGATGGCTGAGATACAGGCTTTAATGCCTGAGCAACCAGCACCACCTCCACAGGCTAATCCACAAGGCGCTCCAAGCCCTCAAGACCCAACAGGTAACGGTGGCGGTAATATAGCTCCTGGACAGGCTCCTGAGCCAGATGCAGCCGGATTTACCGGCGCTGGTGGGGGCGCTAATGGCGGTACTCCTGCACAGCCTCAAGGCGCTCCAGCAGGACAGGCTCCAGTATGAACCAACAAGACTATCGAGGGCTTTTACTCTTAGTAAATACCAAAGCTCAGTACAGCCTTCTAACAGAGTATGCAGATATGCGTATTAAAATTTTACATACTCAAATGAGTACTGAAATGGACATGGACAGAGTTAAGCGCATCCAAGGTTCAATTGCAGAATTAAATCGTCTTAAGACACTTCGAGATGAAGTTATTAAGGGAGCAGAATAATCGACCCTATTACAGAACATCATTTATATAATCTTGCTAATGGTAAGGCTTTAGAAAATGAAGATGGGAGTGTATCCACTGTCGTTACTGCCATTGTAGAGATTGATGGTAGGGAAGTCCTGATACCAACCTTATGGGATGGCCAAATTGTTGATACTGAAACTGCAATAGAGAATGCAGTAAAGAGTGGGGTTGCATGGGATAGTGCGGAACCTACTGATGAAGGTAGGGCAATGTTACAGGAAAAAGATGATATTTATCATATGAATTTCGATCCTGCTACTACGCCGGAAGAGGCTAGAGAAGAACTTGCTAGTAAAACAAATCAAAGCTTTGGGCTAGGCGGTCTAGCGACTGCAACCAGAGGCATTACCACACCTGAAGGAAGAGACATGGCTAATAAAAAATTTCAATTAGATCGTAAAAAAGCCGACAAAGATGGTGACGGCAAATTAACTAAATATGAGGAAGCTACAGGCGAAGCCATACAACGGGCTATCAAAGACGATGAACTAGTAGAGGCGTATGGTGGCGGCATGGCCAAGAAAATGAAGATGTCTCATGGCGGTATGGCTTGTGGATGTGAAGGCGAATGTGACGGCTCATGTGGTATGGGTGGAGGTATCATGGGGTATGATGATGTCTCAGGTAATCCTATTCCTTTAGGAGCCAGCGCAGAAAATGTCCGTGATGATATTGATGCAAAGATTAGCACTGATGAATATGTAATCCCAGCGCACGTAGTTAAGTGGCATGGCTTAAAGCATATCCAAATGATGCAAGCAGAAGCTGAGATGGGTTTGATGTCTATGAAGATGGACGGACTTATTCAGCATGTTGAGGATTCCGATACTGAAGAGGTTGAGGAAGAAGAAGTCGATAAAGAAATCGACGTAGAAGTCGCCACTACAAAGGTGGACGACAAATTAGATGACTCTGAAGAGATTGAAGAAATCAAGCCAGAGACATTATCACTTCCAGGAATCATGCAAGATAAGAAGTATGCATTCATGGTTTAACTTGGATACCCAAATTATTGGACCCAAATGAGGTATAAATGAATAACGTAAAAAATAGCCGTGTACCAGAAGAAGATAACGATTTATCTTATTCGGAGGAGATGGCGCAAGTAAATGCACAACCCGAATTAGATGCTGAGGAAGAATCCTACAAAAAAAGATATCAGGATATTCAAAGGCATATTCAAACAGTTCGTAATCAAAAGGACGAAGAGCTTCAGCAAGTAAAAAATCAACTAGATGTTGCAACACGTAAGCAGATTAAGTTTCCGAAGACAGACGAAGAAGTTGAAGCTTGGTCAAGTAGATACCCTGATGTTGCAAAGATTGTTGATACGATTGCACGTAAACGGGCGAATGAAGCATTAGCTGAAGGTGAAAAGCGCTTAGAGCAGGTTGAGAAGTTTGAGAAAAGCTTAAACCGCCAAAGTGCTGAACAGCAATTAATGAAATATCACCCTGACTTTGCTACAATACGGCAAGACCCTAAATTTCATGAGTGGGTATCAATGCAGCCATCTGCTATGCAAGATAGCGTTTATAAAAATGATACCGATGCACAATGGGCTTCTCGTACTATCGATTTATATAAAGCCGATAAAGGCAAAACAAAAGTAGACCATTCAGCGGCACAAGCTGTTGGTCGTACAAATTCTTCAGCACCAACAGCTACAAGTAAAATGGCATTTACTGAAACTAAAGTTGCCAATATGTCAGCTCAAGAGTTTGAAGAAAATGAAGAAGCAATCAATGCTTCTATCAAAGCAGGAACATTCGGATACGATGTTTCAGGTGGTGCGCGTTAGTACTTAACTAAGCAATCTACTGTTGCACTAATTAGTTCACTGTGTTATAATGTATGCAATGAACAATAGAGCTTTAGGACACTATTTTAGTATACCCTAGCTCACCCCCACCAGATAATACTACAAAGTCTACCAGTGCGTTTAGACCCGTTCTACGATACTCTAAATAATCTGACACTATTGTATAATTGTCTGATTTAGCTGCTTTCAGCATTAACAACTCACTTTAAAACCCAATTACTAGAGCGCCATACAGCTATGGCTATCTCTCAAAGTGCGAGTTGATCTTGGAAGTAAATTTACAGCCATTTCATTCAAGGATATACATAATGGCATTTCAATCCGCACCAGGGCATGGAAATCTTCCTAACGGAAATTTCAGCTCAATTATTTACTCGAAGAAAACGCAAAGCGCTTTTCGTAAGGCAACTGTTGTAGGTGATATAACTAACAACGAATATTTTGGCGAAATTAGCAGCCAAGGTGACACTGTGAGAATTATAAAGGAGCCTGAAATTTCAGTATCCGCATATGCTCGTGGTACTGTAATTAATCCACAAGATTTGGATGATGAAGACTTTTCATTAGTTGTTGATAAAGCTAACTACTTTGCTTTTAAAATTGATGACATTGAAGAAGCACACTCTCACGTAAACTTTATGCAACTTGCAGTAGATCGTGCAGCTTATCGTTTAGCTGATCAGTTTGACCAAGACGTTCTTGGTTACTTAGCTGGTTATAAGCAATCATCAATCCATTCATCAGCAGATGCAGTTAATGCAACATCTCGTGGTGATAAAGCGGTAGCAACAGCCGGAACAGACGAATTGCTTACAAGCATGAAGTTAACTAAAGGCTCATTTGGTAATATCACAACGTCTTCTGCTGGCGATCATTCGATCCCACTAGCGGCACGTTTACCAGGTGCAACTGCACTACCAACAGCTACAGCTTCGCCAGCAATGGTTGTCGCTCGTATGAAACGTCTTATGGATCAACAGCAAGTTGATACACAAGGTCGTTGGTTATGTGTTGATCCAGTATTCATGGAACTATTAGCAGATGAAGATTCACGCTTCATGAACGCTGATTTCGGTGAAGCCGGTGGACTACGCAATGGTTTGACTTTGAAGAACTTCCACGGCTTCCGTGTATATACTTCAAGCAATCTTCCAGCGGTAGGCACAGGTGCAGGAACTTCCGGTTCAGCCAATAACAACGAAAATTTCGGAGTTCTAGTAGCTGGTCATGACTCAGCAGTAGCAACAGCAGAACAGATCAATAAAACGGAAACATACCGTGATCCGGATAGCTTTGCCGATATCGTCCGTGGGATGCAAGTCTATGGTTCGAAGATTCTTCGACCAGAAGCAATTGTAACCGCAAAATATAACGCTGCGTAAGGGAGAACTAAAACATGGCACTTGGTGATAACACTTTAGCGGCTGCGCGTGGGGCTTCTGCCCGTGGCCGTCAACCCTACATGGTTCAGACCATTGTAGATTTAGCAACAGCACTATCGGACAAGGGTTCTGCCCTAGCCGCTGGTGATGTAATTCCAGTGATTGCTGTCCCAAAAGGGACAATGATTTTAAATGCTGGTATTGAAGTTGATACTGCTACTTCAGGCGGCGTTACAACTTTTGATCTTGGTACAGGAGTTGATGCAGACTGTTTCGTTGATGGGATGGATGGTTCGGACAGCGTTGCTGCTGGAACTATTGCTCAAAACGCAGCGGCATTCCAGCCGTTGGTTGCAGTAGCTGCTGACAACATTGACCTGAAACTTGTTACTCAGTCTGGCACTGCTTTAACAACAGGTAAATTACGCATCTATGCTCTTCTAATGGACATTAATGATACGGGTATCAGTGTAGCTGATATCGCAGATCGTGATTACTTAGCATAAACTTTTTGGGGCTGGCTTAACTGTTGGCCCCATTCCTCTATCTAAAGGTATGATATGCCCAGCACCTATTTAAGCTTATGTAACCAAGTCCT